GCGTCGGGGTACACGCCTGCGGGGTGGTCTGGGAGTTGGCCCATGTACCGAGTCCAGCGTGCTGCTGGCCTGAGAGGATACCACCCGCTCGGCCGTGCGTATGCGTCTGTGTCGCAGCGGTGTGCTGACATTCTCGCATCTGGAATGGTCGAGGCTCTGGATAGGGCGATCGACGAGACACGCCAGAAGGGGCTCGACTAATGCTGCAAAACACGGTCGAGAAGTTCGCCCACTGGCTGCTGACCACAGACCCACGGACGGCGTATCTGCTAGGGCATCGCGTCTACCCCGTACTCGCCCCGCAGGGTGCGACGAAGACCGGGGCGGCTGGGCTGCGGACGTTTGCTGTCTACCGGAGGCTATCGACACAACGGGACACGGTTGACCTGACGGGACTTATAAACGCGAGTCAGGTGGAGTTGCAGGTCGAGTGCTATGCCGACTCGTATGCTGCTGCCCGTGAGGCTGGGAGTGCGGTTCGCTCTGTGCTTGCGTCATACACGGGTGACGCCTACGGCTCTAAAATACTGACAGTGGTTCAGTCGTCGGAGTCCGACGAAGTTGCCGTGCCGGTGGATGGCAAAGCCACTCCAATCTACGCACTGTCGCAGTCGTTTCAGATTCGGATTGCGGAGTAGTTCGACACCTAACAAGGAGCGGCAAGGATGCCAGAGTCAACCACTAGCACAGTTCTATCTTCGCAGAGTGGTGCAGAGTTCACGTTCAGTGGACTGTCTGCCAAAATCACGAGCATTGACGTCTCTGGGACGGCTGCTCAGATCGACGTTTCGCACCTCGGCATCGTGGCTGGTCAGCGACGTATGTTCCGAAAGGCTCCGCTGTCTGATTCGCCAGAGGTAAAGGTCGACTTCATAGGCTCTGGCCTGCCGGACGTTGGGGTGAAAGACGATTTCACTCTGACCGGCTCGTTCGGCTGCACGAACTCTGGAGTCTGCACGAAGGCCATTTGCACTCAAGCCAGTGTAAAGGCTTCGGTCGGTGACCTGATCAAAGGCAGCGCGACGTTCAAGCTCAGCAAGGACTGACCGATAGTTCGTATACCTAAACATAGGAGCGGCAAGGATGCCCATTGATACATCGCAGGGTGTTACGTTTTCTTTCGGGGGTGCCATTGGGCATCTTACTGGCATCGACGTCAGCCGCGCTGGCGGGACGATCGACACTAGCGACCTCACGCTGGACGACGGCGACCCGCGAACCTACGAACCAGCCCAGCTACTCGACGGCGACGAAGTCAAGGTCGAGGCGTTGTTCTCGTCTGATGAGAGCTACCCAGTTGTCGGCTCTGAAGGGACTGTCACGACCTCGCTCGGCTCTATTTCTGGCACGGCTGTCTGCACGGCGGCAAGTGTGAAGTATGCCGTCGGCGATATCGTAAAGGTCTCGCTGACGTTCAAGCTCGGCACCCCGCCAGACTGATTTCTATGGGGTGCTTTTATGGCTGTCATATCTGCGCAGGGGACTACCATCAGTTTCGGTGGTTCTAACCTCGGCAAGGTCACGGACATTGACGCTCAGTTCAACTCCCCGTCGCGCGAGATTCACCCGCTGATGGGGAACTCGGTGGACGAGGCTGGTCGCTATCTGTCTATCTACGAAAAGACCGTGTGCGACCACACGATGAGCGTGTCGGCTATTGCGACTTCGTTTAATACCAGCTCGGTTGGAACGAAGGCTGCGTTGACGGTGAGTGGTGCTGGCGGATGGTCAATCAACTTTCCGCACGCGATCATGGAAAGCATGAAGGTCGTGGCGAAAGCCGGAGACGTTTTGAAGGTGAGCTACACTTTCAAGAGGTCGTTTTCGTAACCACGCAAGGAAGCACAAATGCCACTGTCAAAAGCACAGATTCTTTCCGCCGATGATCGCTCCACAAAGGAAATCAAAGTTCCCGAATGGGGCGATTCTGTTTTGCTCCGTGTTATGTCTGGAACCGAACGAGAATCTTTCGAGCGAGAGTGGCAGTCCACCGAGGACAAACTCCTGCCGCAATACAAACTCAAGATGCTGCGGCGTTGTCTGTGCGACGACGAAGGGCAGCCACTGTTCTCTGATGACGAGCTTGAGGGGCTTGGGAACAAGTCCGCGTTGGTCATCGAAAGGCTGTTCCGTGAGTGCATGAGGCTCAACGGTTTCGAGACGACCGCAGTGGAGGAAGCAGCAAAAAACTAGACCGCCCTCCGCGAGAGGGCCACGTTTCAAGGAAGTTCTATTTCCGACTCGCGCTGGCTCTGGGCTGCACCGTCAGGGAGTTGCTCCAGCGGTGCGACGCTGCTGAGTTGGCTGAGTGGCAGGCGTATTACGTTCATGAGCCGTGGGGCAATGCCTGGAGGCAGACGGCAACTATTGCGTCTGCGATTGCTTGGTCTGCTGGAGCGAAGGACGTTGACGAACGAAACTTCATGCCGTGCCACTACCAACGAGTCATGGATGAGTCCGATATCCAAAGCGAACTAATGAAACTCGGCGGGCTGTTCCAGCCAGCCCCCGCACCGGAGGCCAGCGATGGGTGAGGCGATTGGTTCAGTACGGGCGACGTTCACTGCGTCAGCGAGTGGACTCCTCGGTGCGATCAATCAGTCCGTGGGGGGCTTCGGCAACTTCGCGTCTGCTGCGAAGCGAACTGCTGCAATGCAGGGAGAGTTTGCCGCAAAAATGGCTGACCTATCTGGTCGGCTTGCTAGCGGTGGCACTTCGGTTGAGGCTTTCGGAGCCTCGTATGCAAGGCTGCAAACTAGGTTCAAGGGGGCGGTCAGCGAGGCGGACCGAATCCAGTCTGGCCTGGAGGCATTGCGGGGGTCTCAGGCTGCGGCTGGAATGTCTGCGGAGCAGCTTGCGCAGGCTGAATCGCAGATCGTTGCGGCTGCGCAGGCTGCGACTCCTGCGTTGGAGAAACTCAAGAACGGTCTCGCTGAAAACCGTGCGTCGTTTGCGTCTGGAAAGATTTCAGCCGAGCAGTACCGATCCACGATCGCAACGCTGCCTGGGTCAATCAATGGCGCAGAGACTGATCAGCAGGCGTTCAACCGCGTCATGCAAGAGACGCAGAGTGTCCTGGCTGGAATGAGTGGGCCGACGGCAAAATATGAAAAGCAACTCGACACGCTCAGTTCTGCTTTCGCGCGGGGCATCATTGACGACGAGCAGTACGCTGCTGCAACACAGCACGTTCGGGACGCGATGGCTGCGGCTGACCCTGCTGCAGCGGCCCTGGCTGCTGCGATGGAGCGAGGGAAGTCTGTCACGCAGGCGAACCTGACTGAGCAGGAGAAGTACGACCAAGAGTTGTCGTCGCTGTCGGCTCTACTCTCACAGGGTGCAATTACTCAAGAGACGTTCACTCGCGCTGCTCAAGCTGCTGACCCTGCTGTAAAGGCGTTGAACGATGCCATGGCTCGCGGTGCGTCCGTCACGCAGGCGAACCTGACTGAGCAGGAGAAGTACGAGCAGGAACTGGCTTCGCTGCAAGGCTTGCTATCGCAGGGTGCGATAACGCAGGAGACTTTCAATCGTGCGGTCCAGTCCGCTGACCCTGCCGTGAAGGCTCTCAACGCTGCGATGGACCGAGGGAAGTCCGTCACGCAGGCGAACCTGACCGCAACGGAACGATACGATGCCGAGATGGCTGACCTGCGCGGGCTGGTCAACCAAGGTGCAATCTCTCAAGAGACGTTTGCACGCGCAAGCAAAAAGGCCGAGGACTCGCTGAACGGAACTGTGCCAAAGGCTCAGACTCTGGGACAAGCGTTCGGCAATATGCCCGGCCCGATCGGCGCTGCCGCCCGCGCTCTTGACCAATTCGGGGGTGGACTCAAGAACATGATGGCTGGCTTTTCTGGCGGCTTCGGGGCTGGTCTGAAAACCATGTTTTCTGACATTGGTGGAGGACTGTCAAATGCGTTTTCGTCTGGCGGTGCCTCGCTGCTTGGAATCGCTCCTCAGATCGCTGTCATCGGTGCGGTGGTCGGCGGTGCTGTTGCAGCCATCTCCCGCCTGACTGGCGCACTCGGTGCCGTAGGGGCCGAGGTCGAGCGAACACAACAGCTTGCGACACGCCTGGGAGTCTCGTTCCAAGAGTACGAGGTACTCGGAGTCGCTGCAAAAAATGCGGGTGTGGACGTCGAGGCGTTGGCTGGTGCGCAGACGAAGTTCCTCAAGGCCGTCAGTGAGGCTCGTGGAGGAGCCGAGAAGCAGGTGGCAGCTTTCGCTGCTCTCGGATTCTCTCAGCAAGAAATCGCCAACACGAATCCGAACGAATTGCTGGAGCAGGCGGCAAAAAAACTGAACGCCATCGAAGACCCGGCGACCCGCGCCGCGCTGTCGATGAAACTGTTCGGGAAATCTGGCAACGACGTACTGCCTGCCCTCGCTGCGATCGATGCGACTCGGGCTGGCATCGCCCGCCTGGGTGGCACGATGAGTCAGGTGGACGTCGAGCGGTTCTCAGCCCTCGACGATTCGTTTGACAACGTGGGCGTGGCTGGCTCGCGTCTTGGCAAGGTTCTGCTGACTCCGTTTACGGAACTGTTTACACGAGTTGGCAACGGTCTTGCTGCGGTAACGGGCGGGCTGGCAAAAGCGTTCGCTCCGATTGGCAACCTGTTTGCGGAGGTGGGTGGCGGTATCGGGCTTGTGGTGGAACGAATGGGCGAGGGAATTGGGTACGCCCTGAGACTTGTCGGTGCGTTGGGGCAGATGAGTGGCATCACCGTAATCGCTTCTGCAATCGGCGCGGCGGTAGACCAGTGGGGGCGATACTTCGAAGCGGTGGATTCATTCATCGAACCGATGGTCGCTGGCCTGGAGCAGGTCGCTGCGTTCGTCAGCGACAACATCCTGCGCGGCATGACCGCCGTCTACACAATCTTCGGTAACCTCGTAGCCGGTGCGGTGGAGTGGGTGGGACAAAGCAATCTTTTGTCTGGTTTGTTTTCATCGTTGACGGGCGGGGCGCAACTTATCGGGCAAGCATTTGCGATGGTCGGTGGCTGGGTGACGTACGTTGTCGAGCAGCTTGAGTATTGGGCGGGGATTGAACCCAAGAAGATGACGAGCCCAGAAGACAAAGAGGCGATCGAAGAACAGATGGCTGCGAGCAAAGAACTTGCAAAGCAGGAGGAAGAAAACCAGAAAAAAGCCGAGCAGCGCGCGGCCACAATCAAGGACGACATTCTTTCGCCGTACGAAAAGTTGCAGCAAAAGATGACGGAACTGAACGACCTGGAGCAGCGGGGGCTGCTGACTGCCGAGCAGCGTGCTGCTGCCGAGGCAAAGGTTCGCGACGAGTTTGCCAAGCAAGACCCAATCGCGCAGGCGGCAAAGAAAACCGCAGAGGAACAGAAAAAAGCCTCGGAAGATATTACGAAAGAAATCGAAAAGTCTGCGCAGGCTGGCAAGGAACTTGGTGCCGCTGGGCAGGCTGCACGCGACGAGTTTGCTGCGACCGCGAACGCTATCAAGAGCCAAATGGAAAGCGGGTTGATTGACCCCGAGCAGGCTCGCAAGCAAATGGCCGAAGCCACCGATGCGATGAATGAGGAACTCAAGCGAGTGGGCGAGGACGTTGACTTTGCCAAGAAGATGCGGGAGTCGATGCAAACGGAAGGTGAAAAGGTCGCCGCCGAGTTGAAAAAAATCGACGACAACAAGACGCTCTCGCCGGAAGAAAAGGAAAAAGCAAAAGCACAGGTCAAGGAAAAGGCTGCGGGGTCGTTACCCGGTGGCGAGAAGTCGCTCACGGAAAAGTTCCGAGACGACCAGAAGAAACTTCAAGACGCTTTCGACAATGGCGTGATCGACGAGGGCGAGTTCAAGCGGCGAGCGGCTGACTTGAAGAAGACACTCAACGATGCGTTGCCCGGTGCCGCTGAGAAAACTCCTGCTGACAAGTTCCGAGAGGATCAGAAAAAACTGCAAGAGGCATTTGACGGCGGTGCGATTGATAGCGGTGAACTGGATTCACGGTCGGCTGAACTCAAAAAGAAAATGGCAGAGTCGCTGCCGGGTGCGAACGAAAAAACGCCTGCGGATAAGTTCAAAGAGGACAAAAAGAAATTGCAGGACGCGCTGGACGCTGGGGCGATTGACCCTGAGACGTTTAAGGAACGTGTCGGCAACTTGAAGGACGAACTAGAGTCGAGCGTCGATGACGTTCGCAAGAATCAAGAGGGGCCAGACCGTCGAGCCAATCAAGCTGTTGACGTAAACAGCAGCGAGGGTGCCAGCACGTTCTTCCGATTGCTGCGAGGGCAGGACGACCCGACCAAGAAGCAACTCAAGGAACTTGAGAAGCAGAGCAAGTTGTTGGCGAGCGTTGACGCTGCACTCCGCGAGGAACAGGTGGTGAGTATATGAGTATCGTCGCGTGCGTCGAGACTGCTGATGGTCGTGGCGGTTCGCAGGACTTTGGGCAGAACGTGAAGTGCAAGCGGACGTTCGTTGTCACGATTGACGATCCGAGTACGTCTGTGTCTGACATTTCAAAGGAACCGGGAATCAACTGGCTCGACGCGCACCCCGAGTTTGGTGCCGTCTACTGCACGAACATCAACGCACAGCAGGACGGCGACCCACTCCACTACAAAGTCGAGTTCACCTATGACCTTGTACGCGAGGAAGAACGCGAACCGATGCCGTGGGATCGTGCGGATAAGTTCACGTTCAGCGGTTCAGCGACGAGCGGCCCCGCAATTGTCCACTACAACGACGGGTTCACCGCACCCAAGCTGATTGTCAATTCTGCTGGCGACCCGCTTGAGGGTGCCGAAAAAGAGTACGCGCAGTGGCACATTCAGATCAGCGGCAACCGTGAAAACTTTCCGTACGATATGGCGATGGGCTATGCAAACGCCGTAAACAGTGATTCGTGGTCTGGGTTTGCGCCCGGCACACTCAAGGTTCAATCAATAAACGGGCAACGCGAAGTCGAACAAGTTGACGACGCAGAGGTTGCGTACTGGCAAATATCTGTGGACATTGCCTACCGGGCGGAAGGCTGGAAGCTCAAGCTATGGGACATTGGCTACAACCAAATCGTCAACGGTGAGCGCAGGAAAATCCTCGACGCGATGCGAGAGCCGGTGAGCGAACCGGTTGCGTTGAGTGGTGGCAGTGCGAAATCGCCCGGCCAGCCGCCAGATATGTTGACGTTTAAGGTATACAACGAGGTCGCGTTCAATGGTGCTTTCACCGAACTGCCGGAATGACGCATGGCACGCGACAAAGCGAACACGAAGGCCGGTGTAAGGTTCACGCTTGACGCTGCCCGAGAAATCGCGGAGGTCGTCCGCACCGTCCGTGGCGGCGACCGAAAGCAGCCGGGAATCAAGCCGTCTGGTCAAGCGTATGCGTCGTCGCATTACTTGAGCAAGACAACGTCTGCGTGGACGAAAGGAACTAGCCAGACTCTCGCAATTTGGGTGGGTGAACCGGGCAGCGAAGCGGCAAGTGGCGAGAGCATTACTGCGTTGAATAAGTTCGCAAACGTCAAGGTTGGCAAGTGGGTGATGATCGCCCGCGCCAACGGCTCGTTCTATGTTGTCTCTGCGGAGTGCTGAGATGATTGACGCCGCCGAACCGTTGTCGTTTGTCATTTGGGCCGTGTTCGCGTTCGCGGCTGGTCTGTACCCGCTGGGGTTCATGCTTGGCTCGTGCAGCAAGTGCTGCGGAGGCGACGGCGGCGACCCGTGCATGAAATGCCAAGACCAATTTGAGTTCAAGCGGTGCGTTCGTTTTGAGGCGAAAGAAAAAAAGACTCGCTCCGGTCGTCACGTTGGCGATGCGTCTGGCAGGGTCGGGCTTTACCCGCCAGATACTCAGCCAGCCGTCTCGCCGCTGCACGGATTCTCTCGTTCGATTGGACGACCCGAGGACGTTGGTGCGAAGCGAGTGGTTGCCGAGGCGACAATCACAGCCCATTTTACGACCTATTACCGTGCAATCAGGCAAGATAGTTTTCCGCTGAAAGTGAAGCTCGGAACGTGGACGGGCGAATACGAAATTGTCTGGGACCAATGGGGGTACGGGCAGAACACCGCCAAGCAGGAGGTGCTTTACACCTGGACGATTGAGCGAAGCACGACCGCGACCGAAAAAACTGAAGAAGAAATCGACGACCGCTCGACGACGATAACTTATCCCGCTGCCGAGATTGACTCAATGATCGGCGCGAGCAATGACTACGAGGTACAACTCTCGCTCGCGTTCACTGCTGAAAACATTCGACGAGTGACCCGCCACGATTTTGGCTGGGCGGACTGGACTGACAACCTTTCGTTTTGGCTTGAGGGAAAGCGGTACAGTGGCTATGACGTTTCGATAGACAAAGTTTGCATCAACAACTACGAATACTATTTGAAGCTCGCCGACGTAAACAGGTTGCGATTCTGGCAGGAGGGTATGGCGCAGCCTTACGGATCGCAGCCGTGGGTATATGAGCAGGAGGACGTACTCAAGTTTTTGAATGGCGACGAACCACAGACATACATTGACCAAGCTGGCGTTGAGTGGGACGTAACGATTCAAGGCGACACGCCGCTATGCGGGCTTGACCTCGGCAGCGGTGCGAACTCGCTCGTTC